TAGATTTAAGTGATTCAATTAATTTATTACTATCCAAATCGGCTTTAACCTGCTCCAAAGTGATTTCTTTCGGCTTTAGAATTTCGTAAAGTGATTTAAGTCTTTCTTCTAGTTTGACAAGTGTCTCATCAGTTGCGTCAGAAGTCCTAACAAACTTCTCTAGTCTGTCCAGGTATTCGAACGCATCATTCTCAGATTTCAAGTCAATAAATGTACTTCCTTGATGACATTAGCTTTCTTAGTGCCATCAAAGTACTGCTTGTCTTTAGGTACAGAGAATCCAAAGCTATGCTGGTTAATAAGTCCTGACTCTACCATCTTCATGAAGTCAACACCCAAACTATGAGTACCAATCTTAGCCTCATATCTCAAACCCTTCATATCCTCCTCTAAGTTGGTAATAAGAGCAACAGACTTCTTAGAGTCATGGTCTAGCAAATACTTGATTAGCTTCTTCCCATTAGGCCCACGCTCTTGGATAGTCTTAGCAAATGCTCCTCTCTCGATGACATCACCATCCAAGTCCTTGTTACCAAACATTGCAAAATAACCTGAAACAACACCTTGCTTCATGTCGGCATCTTGAAATCCTTGGTTAATACCTTTAGTTAGAAAACCCATATTGCTCTGTTCTTTTATTTCTCCTAATTCTCTCAGTTTACTCCTGCTCCACGATAGTGCAGCCTTTCCTCCCCATGCATCGTACATCAATAGACCGCAGCCATCCTCGTAAGAGCTAGAAGATTGTAAATCAACCTCATGTCTACTTAGATAGCTATACATTCTCTTGATTGTATCTACTGATACAGGCTCGCCTTTTGCAAGCTGATTTGCTCTCTGCTTTCCAACCTCGGTGCCACATGGCCCCCAACCGTTCTCTTCAACATATTTAAGAACCCTCTTAGCGTTATTTCTAACTGCCTCAGGATAATCTGAATAGCTTTTTTGCTCAATAGTTACCAAATCGCAATTCTCATTCATACACAAAGATTGAAAAAAACTATCAAACATACAAACTCATAGAAGATGACTAATATTTCTTCTAGTATCTTGACCACTCTCAAATCTATAATAGTGGAACAAGTATATACCTTTAGCGATACCAATCCGTAGTCTATGCTGCATTATCTTCTTGCAGAAATGATAGTCAAAGAAATGTCCATTAATCTGAATGCCTCCTTCAGGAAACCCTCCGACCTGCACCCAGGTCTTCTTGCTAAACAGCATAAACAAGCCTCCAATCACCTGGTTGATGTACATCACATTACTCCCATGCTCGTTGTATAAGTCAACTGCAATCTTTCTGTGGTTCATGATATCAGAATCATCGGACTTTTTTCTTCCAACCAACTGATAGTCCAACCCTAAACGATTCGTCATGCATCCAACTAGATCAAAGTCTCCTCGCTGTGCTATCTCTTCGCATTGCTGATATATCTTCTCGTGATACATCGGTAGCGTATCAATGTCTCGTAGACATATCCAATCATCGTCAGGCAAACCCTCGATTATTGCGTTTATAGCCTTTCCAATGTTCTTGTCTGACCTTCCCGGTGTGATGTGGTGTACCTGAACACTCTTCCTTACCTCAACCTTTCCCTTGTGCTTGTTTATCGTAACAAAGGTTGCCATAACATTGTGTGGCTTAATATTCTCAGGGCTTAACATACACCAATGCATAGCATAGGGAAACGCTAACTCATCCCTACTTGTGTAGTTCTGAACTATGTGCCAAACACCATCCATAAGCCTATTCTGCAATGCATCTCGATTTGACCGCACAAAGAAATTAGTCTCTAGCAATCCTGCCTTGTCCTTGTACCTACTCTCCAAGTAATACCTAAACTGCCTCTTTACCTGATCCTCGTTTACCTTCCCCTCGTTAACCAACTCCTTTGCCCTAGTGTACACATCCACATGGGCACGAGTCTTAAACCATATCGGGAAACTAGGTGGCTCATGGACAAACGAAATATTCGCATCGGCATAGCAGACCAAATCGTATTCGCTTAGATACAAGTGCGATAGAAGCTTGTACTTCCTAGCCTCCTTCTGTCTATCTGTAATGCCATCCACCACTCGTATCTGCCACCCATCAACATTTAGCTCTGCATTATCGGTAAATAACACAAAGTCCCACCCCTCAAACTTAGGGGCAGGACTGACATCATCATAGTCTCCGAACAAGACCGAATAAATTACTTTCATTTTAAAGCTCTCCAAGTTCTTTCCTCGTAGAAGTTATAGTTCACATCTGAGCTTGCATATCCAAATATACACTCATTCTTATCTGCCATAATACCTGGGAACTGCTCAGTCAAGTACCTATCTAGCCTTAGCTTAACATTTTTTAGCCTTGCCTTAACCTTATCGGTAGCAAACCAATAGAATGATCCCGAATAGTGAAAGGGATACGGCACATACGGAGGGCAGGGGAGAAGTTTAGCACAAACCCCCGCAAACAACTTATCTCCAAGATCAGGAGGTGTAGTCAGGTTCTTTCGATACAGATGCGTAATCCAAATGTCCAAGCCTCTCCAAACAGGCCGAGTCACTCCCTTGCAATGAGCATAGAATGTCATGCCTCCATCTATCTCTACCAACGAGTCTAAGAAGTGCATACACTCCCCATACTTCGCATCGTTCTGCACTACTCGATAGTCACAATCTTTCGGCAGCATATCCACAATAGGTGCCAAAGAATAGTTGCCCTTTACGGCAATCTTAACTATCCTCTGACCATCAAACACATTCCAATACGCTTCCAAGAACTTTAAGTTCAAGACATGGTAATGGTTTAATGTCCCATCGTAGTAAATGAAGTAGATTAAATTTTTTCTAGCATCAGAGTCCATGTCGTAGGAGTTGATGGTTTCTCTAATACCTTATACCCTAGAACCTTCCAGAACGCAATCCACTCTGGCTCCTGCTTGATGTTAATGTGTCCCCACTCTGCATCATTCTCAGTAGTATGTGGAGTAGAGCTAAACAATATCACCTTCGGCTCTATAACATCAATCGCATTCTTAATCTCTTGGTCAGTCATGTGTTCTGCCACCTCGATGAACAACATCATCTCCGCTGCCTTCGGTCTAGCAATCACCTTGAGATCAGGATACTGCTCCTTGCAGTAATCCCTGTGGCTCTTGAACACATCTAGTGCCATGATGTTAAATCCTTCCTTACGCATCACCTCACTATACACTCCTGTGCCACATCCGTAGTCAATCACACTACTCGGCTCAAACTTCTTGCAGTAGTTGGCTACACTCTTAGCCAAGCCTACAAACAATTCATTGTTCATCGTTAGGTTCAGAGTCTCAATCTCTGCCTTCAAGAATTCTTCTTCTGATATCATCGTGTTTATATTTAGTTATGGCATTACAGACAGCAGCTTTATAGTCTGCTCTATAATATCCTTTGTACTCATTCCTTCCTTAAATTCAAATGTATAATCTTCGGCCTTGCACCAGCAGGTATACTCCTCACACAACCTCTGAGCCTTGACGGTTATTATCCCATCAACAGGTTCGAAGTTCTTAGTCAAAATCTTGGTCTTCGTCATCATCTTCGATGTCTTGGTCTTCTCTTGGTACATTTCTACCACTCGGCACAGTATCAACATCCAAGTCCCCACTTCTCATGTCCGCCAACGGCATATAGTTGGTAGGAACCAACACCTGAGTCTCATCTACAATCGTTCCGTATCCTAGTGCTTCTCTAATCTCATCCTGGCTGAATACCATCGCCTGACGCATCCAATGAACCAACTCCTTCTTATCTCCTTCCAATTCAGGATACACATCGGTATCAGACATTACTACCAAGCTGTTATCGCCATACCATTGACGAACCATCTTAGTCCACACATCATCCATCTTTCTGAGCAACGGCAATACGCAGTTAGTTATCACTCTCGTATCACCTGTCTCACTATTCGCCAATGTTCCCTGCGGAGTCAGCAACTGAGACGGATATCCGTAGATGTTAGCAATCTGTCGCTCCAAGTCAGCGTTGAAGTCCAAGATACCCATGTCCACAGGGCTCAAGCCTATCTGCACCCACTTCAGGTCACTCGGAGTGACAACAATGTCTCCAGCGTTGTGGGCACCCATGTGGTTCTGTCTAAACGAATCGTTAATCGCAATCGCCTGCTCGGCAGTCAACTCAGCCTGATCGCTGTGTCTAGCGTTACCACTCACAATACCACTCGGCCCCATGTTCGCAAACAACGACCCTTGAGCCACATCAGCATATCTCTTCTGAGAGATAATACTAACACTAGACCTCAACGGACTCAACCCCCAGAAAGTACTCTCATATCCTTGCCACTCAGACACAGGGTTAAAGTACTTGAAGTGAGCTATCTGCTCATTCGGTATAATATTCTCAAAGTTATATGTAATCGCATATCCTGCTAACGGCTGAGTTCTTTCCCCAGACATCACAGGCTTAACAGTCGGACTCGGAACACTCCACAACTCAATCGGCTGCTTGGCTCTCACTCCTGCACCAGGTACACTCGCATACACAATCGCATTCCCCGTAATCAACAGATATCCTGCAACCTCTTCTCTTAACTGTCTTCCCGTACTTGTCGGGTTGGGCATATCCATCAACTGCAAGAACGGATGATTCTCCACAGACTCAAATGCCTTCACTCGCAACTTTGCTAACTCAGTAGCATTCTCCTTACTCTTCAAATACTTTCTCTTCGCATAGTACTTCTCTGCAAACCGCTTGTCCTTAACCTTATACAACATCGGAGCGGCATCGGCACTCTT